TCCCAGTCGCCGATCGCCTCATTAGGAGGAACTAATGTTAATGTAGATGTAGTAGGTATAGAACTTAATACAGCTATTGGTAATACAACAGTTATCGCAGGTGCTATTGTCAATCTGACAGGTATCCCTTTAACATCTTCTGTTGATGATGTAACTATTAATTTAAACACTCCTGTAAATGTAACCGGAGAAGATTTAACTTTATCTTTAGGGGATGAAAACATAGTTGTCGATGTAATTGTTTCTGTTACTGGAGAACAATTAAACTGGACTATAGGAACTTACTCTGTTTCAGCAGAAGGTAACACTAGTGTTATATCAGGTGCTGAACAAGAACTTGAATTAGATACAGGATCAGTTACAACAACAGCTAACGCTGATGTTAGTGTTACGGGACAACAGTTAACAACAACACTTGGTATAGAAACCATAGATATAAACACTCCTGTTGATACTACAGGATCTCAATTAACCACTACAATAAATTCAGTAACTGTTGAGGTAATTACAGAAGTACCTGTTACCGGATCTCAATTAAATACTTCTTTAAATTCACCACTAATTACTGCATGGTCAAATGTAGACCCTGATGTAACAAATACATGGACTGAAGTAAATGAAGGGGTTTCAAATAATTGGGTTGAGGTTGATATCGCAGCATAGTAAGGATATAATAAGGCATGGCTTCAACATATTCTGCAGATCTTAAATTAGAACTTATGGCAACTGGCGAAAATGCCGGTACATGGGGAACTAAAACAAATACAAACCTAGATTTAGTACAACAAGCAATTGCAGGTTATCAAGCAATTGATGTAGCAGCTAGTGATGTAGCTCTAGTAATGTCTAATGCTTCTATTTCTAATGCTAGAAATATGGTTCTTAGTTTTACAGGAACCCTAGCAGGAACTAGAACTGTTACCATTCCTGATTCAATCGAAAAATTTTATATTTTAAAAGATGGTACTACCCATAGCGGAAACACTTTAACTTTTAAAACGGTATCTGGAACGGGTTTTGAACTAGACGAAGGTAAAATTCATGCGGCTTATTCTGACGGAACAAATGTAAATGAAGTAGCCCTTAACACTTTAGGTGGAACTATTGGAACTACACAAATAGCTGATGACGCTGTTACAAATGCTAAAATAGCGGATAATGCAGTGGACTCAGATCAAATTGCAGCAGATGCGGTAACTAACGCAAAAGTAGCTGCTGATGCTGTCGACACAACTCAATTAGTTAATGATGCAGTAACCGCTGCAAAACTTGAAAGAAAATTTACAATTAGTACAGCAGCCCCTTCGGGAGGTAATGATGGGGATATTTGGTTTAAATATTCATAAGGTTTTAAATGGCTACTTATAAATTTTATTACTCAACTAATGAGATTAGTAGTTTAGAAGAAAACTACAACTCAAGCTCAAACATTAAAGATGTTGAACAAGTTTTTAGAAATGAAAAGGGTAATGTTGTTGAAGTTAAAAGAATTGATATTTTAGCTGATCCTGATCAAATTAACACAGATGAAGCATTGGGGTATAATTAATAATGGCTAATACTTATGGCAAAGTTTCTGGAACATTTGAAGAAATAGAAAATGCTTACGGAAAAGTTTCCGGAGTATGGGAAGAAGCTGATGAGATTTATGCTAAGAACTCTGGTACTTGGGAATTAGTATTTGCAGCTTTTACAGCAACTTCATACACTACATTAAGTTCAGGTTCAGGTACTTTTACAGTTCCTGATGGTGCTAATGCAATACATATTCAAGCAGGTGTTGGAGCAGGTGGTGGTGCTATGCGAGGTATTGACTACGATAAAGCTGGAGGTGAATCTGCAGGAGCCGGAGGAGGTTCTGGAGGATTTGTATCAGATAAAATATTTAGTGTTACAGAGGGTGAAACAATTTCTTACAGTATTGGTTCTGGAGGGGCTAATGGTACAGGTACTTACAGCGGAAGTGCAGGTGGAGGATCTAATACAACTTTATCTGGATCTTCGGCAGGAAGTCTATTTACATTAAACGGTGGTGGAGGTGCTTCAGCTTCTGGTGGTGGAGTACAAGGACCTTTAAGAAGTAACACAGCAGGAACCGCAGGTTCAAATACAATTTCAGGATCTGTGATCACTTCAGGAAATTTTAGAGATACTGACGGTGTCACGAAATCAGTTACTACAAATACATCAGGGCCCACAGGCACCTTCAATAATAATGGAAATGGTGCTGTTGGTGGTAATAACGGAAACTGTGGCGGAGATAACTGTAGAATTGGTGGATCAACAGGTGCTGCTTCTTTTTCAGGGAATGTTGCAGGAGGTGCTGGAGGTTCTTCATCTGGATCTGGGACATCAGGATCAGCGGGAACTAGAGGTTCCGGTGGTGGTGGTGGATCTGCTCAAGTAACTGGTGGCTCTACTCAAGGGGGCTCGGGTGGAGTAGGTGAAACTAAATATAGATTTTTAAGAGTAAATTAGTATAGTGCCTTATGGCAAATATATCTAAATGGTTTGGTTATCCTATATACATAACTAAGTTAGAAAACTTTGAAGAAATAAACAAGACAATAGTTCCTATAATATTAAACGATATTACCCCAACCAATTCTCAGTACTCAACTACTACAGATGTAAAACCAAAAGAATTACAATCAATAGATGACAACTTACATAAAGATAAAAGATTTAAAAAATTATATATTGAGTTATCAAAAGTAATAGAGGGTTGTTTATCTGCACAAAAATATAACTTAGATTTATTTGAAGTTTATATTACAAAGTCTTGGGCTACTTTATCCACTAAAGAACAATTCATCTCTTATCATAGACATATGAGTAGTCATTTTAGTTTTGTCTATTATCCACAAGCTCATGAACAAGGTAATCTTTTTTTACTTGATGATGATGCTCATAAGGTAGGTTTAAATATCCCTAAAAGAGATCCTTATTTTACAGAATGGGATAATTCTAATTATGGTAAAGCTGAGTATCCTGCTGAAACGGGTAATGTAGTTATCTTTCCTTCGATGATGTTTCATGAGACAGGTAAGAATAATAAAGATACCCCAAGGCTTTCTATATCAGGGGACATACTACTTACTATGAAAGAGGGTGTTAAATCTGAACATAACTTACCTTCACCATCTACTTGGATGAAACTATAAAATGGTGTAAAATAACACCATGCCATTAACTAATGTAACTATTCGACCTGGAATTAATAAAGCAGATACCCCGTCAGGTGCTGAAGGACAATGGATAGATGGAGATTTTATTAGATTTAGATATGGACAACCAGAAAAAATAGGCGGCTATACAGCTATTGGACAAGAGACTATTGCAGGACCCACACGTGCTCAACATACTTGGAATGATTTAGAAGGTAGGAGATACGCAGCACTAGGTACATCAAAAGCATTATACATTTATTACGAAGATAAATTTTATGACATCACTCCACTTGCAACAGCAATCACAGGTGCAACTTTTACAAGCACCAACGGATCAAATATTGTAACTGTAAATAAAACATCACATCCATTGGATGTTGGAGAATATATTACTTTTACTGCTGTATCATTACCAGGAGGTGGAGTTACAGATTTTACAGTAGCCGATTTTGAAAGTTATACTTTTGAAATTCTTACAATAGCTACAAACTCTTTTACAATTCAAATGACAACAACTGAAACTGGAACAGGAATGACAGCAGCTGGAGGAGCTACAATAAATCCTTATGAAGAAATAGGACCTACCATTCAAACTTATGGTTATGGTTGGGGTACAGGTGCTTGGAGCAGACTTGAATGGGGATCCGGTACAACGAGTTCAACTATTATTCTAGATCCAGGTTCATGGTCTTTAGATAACTTCGGAGAACAATTAATTGCAACGATTAAAGATGGTAAAACATTTACTTGGAATCCAGGTGATTCAAACCCATTAGACCAAAGAGCAACTATTATGGTAGGTGCTCCAACTTCTACAAGATTAACTATAACTTCAGATAGAGATAGACATGTAGTTCACTTTGGTACAGAAACAACTATTGGAGACGCTTCAACACAAGACCCAATGTTTATTAGATTTAGTGATCAAGAAAATTATAATATTTATCAACCTACTTCAATTAATACTGCAGGAACTTTTAGATTGGACACAGGAAATAAAATTGTAGCTGCTATC